AGGATATTTGACACCATTGTCATCTTTCAAAAATCCTATCAATCTTTCCTTGTAAAAATACGCATCCTTTCTGAGCATATCTCTAAGGTGTACAGTTTCTGTATCTGTATTGGCTGTCATTGTCTCATCTGACTGGCGGCCCACAGATTTGTTTGTCAGCTTCTCATTGAGCATTGCAGCAGCTCTGAAGTCAACAAATGCTACCAGGCAAGGCACCACATAGTCATTCATAAGTGTCAGATAGTCTGCATCCCATGTGTTTGTTTCAACTCTATTCAATAGGGCCTTGTACAAAGGCGTTCCAAGTGCTGGCTGTAAGTGCATATCTTGTGATCTCTTGATGCATACAGATAGGATCTTTGTATCTGTATTCATGTGAATCAATCCAAGTTTCTTGAGATTCTCAACTGATAGTAAGTAGTTCATGTCTTATTGTTTTTTAATAACTAATTGTTGTACCCAAATATGTCTGCAATATGGTGTGCTTACTTGAGTCTGAGGATTTGTATACCATCCACCTCTATAGTTCCATACATTACGATCTACTCTTGAGCTGATATTGTTGATTTCATCTCTTGTATAAAGTCTATTCAATGACAATAGTCTAAGGCAGAAGTCTCTTGACTTAGTCAATACCTTTGGTACACCTGGTCTTTCTTTGTAAGTATACACCACCATGAATTGATCAATAGGAGCTGGAGCTTCATCCAGCAATTGCTTTCCCAAGTCAGACACCTCCCCATCAACAAGTAATTCAAAGTCAATAAGTCTCTCAGTTGACTTGGCAATCTCTTCTACACTGGCACCAGTAGCTGTTGCAATAGATGATGCATCCTCTCCAGCAATGAGCATTGATAGGATTGATTTCTCTAGTGCTGATATAGTAGCTTTGACCTCACCAATAGTTGCAAACATCATCTGTTCTTTGCTGAATACCTCATCAGATGGTGTATCCCATTCAATTATATTTGTCTTTAATACCTTGTATTCAGATGAATCAACACCATATTCTGAAAATATTGTGATCTCATCAGCACTGAATTCATGCTTGTGATCACAGCTTGATAGTGTAGTGGTAGGCAATCCTACAATCTTTCTAGCTTGTGCCTCTCCAATTGTCGGGAATGATGCCATCACAATATGCAATGCAGAATCAGATGACAAAGAATCAGATTTTACTCTTTCAACTATATCCATCAATGCTGATATCTGACTTTTGCTTAATGATTGATTAGCATCAGTGCTCAATGCCGTATCTACTGGTGTTGCTGTCACTGGTGCAGCTGCTACAATTGGCCTAACATCAACTAGCTTCAATTTACCAATGGCACCTGATAGTTGTACCATGTAATTCATCAGCCATTCAATCTGCTTCTGTCTTGAATTGATATAGGTATTCTTATAGATCTCAAACAAGTCATCTGTCTCAGCTGCGTTGAATGATCCATTGGGAGCAATACCAAACAATGATGGAGCCACCACAGAATGGGCCACAAGAATATTCTGCTGCACTGACTTCTCAGTCATGGCATATCTTTCATGTAGGTTATTGCCATTCAATGGCATCACTGTAGGAGCTTCATCTGCACCATTGCTGAATGTGATGATGATCTCACCAGCATCCTCTACAGATTGTGTACGGCCCTTGATTTGTTCTTTTATCCTTCTTTCCTCTTCAGATGTTTCAGGCTCACCTGATGCCAGGTTAATTAGTGTACCAGCCTTGAATCCATTCTGTATCTCATACATATTGAATTTAGAGATGTCAACATCTGTCTGAATGGCTGTAATACCACCATAGTAAGGAGGCTTAGGATAGATACCTTTCTCACCTCTTGCTTGCTTAGATGGCTCCTTATAGTACAGAATGAATGATCCAGTGCGATTGTTTTCATTCAGTGCTGGATAGCTTCTGTAATTTGTTTTTTCTGCTGATTGTTGCAAAGCTGACCAGTCATCAGATACATAGTACAATCTCTCATCCTCAGTGATTCTGATAAGATCAATATCCATGTGCTCCCATCTCACCACCTTGGTACCTTCTCTGTTCCATGTACCTATCACAGCCATTGCACCAAACACCTCAAAGTCAAAGGCCATTCTTTGAGCAATCTCATTCATGTCAAAGTCAGCAAATGGATTGGCAAGGAAAGCAGTCAGATCACCTGATACTGCCTCAAGGCCACCCCCAGCAATGTAGTAGGTTTTATTCTTGATGATACCTTGATGCCAGGCACTACCTTGCAGAAGCTCAATAAGAAAGAAAGGATAGTCATTCTTTTTTCCCCATTTCATAAAGCCTCTTTGAGAATCTTTCTCCTCTATTGGCAATTGATACTGCTTGCTGAATGACAAGCTGGTGATCTTACTCATATATGTTATTTAATATTGTTGTCGAAAATTCATTTGATGGTGAGTCAATTTCATACACATGTGCTCTGCCCTCTTCACATAGATTATCAGCTAGATCAGGATCTAAATTAGTGCTAGATGTCTGCTCAAATATTCTGTATGTGTAAAAGCCAGCATATGGGAAAGTTACATCCACACCATCCTCAATCACAAACTCATCAAATCTTGATGTGCTTGTACTGCTGTTTGGAAGTATGCAAGTCACAGATTCAAAGCTCTGTTCATGCGTAAACTCAAGGAGCCAATACGGGGCTGTCAGAGTCTGATATTCCGTTACTGTCACTATCAGTGTTGATGTCTGATATCTCTCGAGTCTTAACATTTATTATTTTTATTTTAGGCTCACTATTTACAAAGATATGCAAAAGTCCTAGTTTAATATATAACTCCTCATTGCCCTCCTCAATCACAAAGTATCTATTCAATAGATTACTCTTGACTTTGGCTCCAATAAATTTCTGATCTATTTTCATGGCTCTAATTTAATAAAAAAAGGGAAAGGAATACTCATCCTCTCCCTTCTAGTATTTGGTTTGATTAGGTAGATTAAACTACTGGAGATTGTTGAGTCAACAAAGTTGCTATAATACCAGCTGCTACATCAGGCACCTCATTGTTTTCAAGACCAGCCAAGACAATTGAATGTCCATTTCTGTCTGATTTGATAACACCTGAAGTATATTCTGATCCATCATTCACTTGTAGACCTTCATCAAGCCCAAGTGCTACATAATTACCATCAGCTTTCTCAACAATGCAAACTACTTCATTCTGTGCAAGTAAATGAATTTCAGCACGTAGCTCTTTTGTATCTGATGCTAGGATCATATTCAAAGATTGCTCATACCAAAGTGTGCCATTATCCTTATTCACTCGGATTGGTGCAGTATAGCTAGAAAGATTTGATTTCAATTTGTACTGGAATACTTCACCAGTGACAGTCAATGTAGTTACTTCATTGTTAGTCAATGATGGTCCAGTAGCAATTGCGGAAAGTGGGAATAAAATGACCGACTTAATACCACCTTTTCCGTTGGTGCATGTGCGATCATTGAATCCAGAAGTCATCAAGCAAGACATAGATATATTTTTAGTGTTGTTAAAAAGGGGGACCGAAATCCCCCTAGATTTTTATTAATTAATTAGGTGATCCAGTTCCGTTCCAAACTCCGATCTGATCCAAGAATGGTACTTGTACACCAGCTCTGAATTTAGATCTGATATAGATAACATCATCATCTTGAGAATACCACAAATCGTAGTTATCAAAGTCAGAAGATAAGTCAGTTCCGAATACAAAGTGAGATGCTTTCCCAGTGTAGATATTGTCAAGACCATTCAATCCTGGTACTTTAACCACTCGCATATCTGTACCTGGTACAATGATCTCTTCCATTGTAGCAATTTGTGCTGGAGAATAGTGGAAGAAATTAAGGTCAACCAAGTTCTTCATCAAAAAGTTGAAGTTCTCACGTCCAGCGAAACATACGAAATCACCAGCTTCAGCTACAGCTTCAGGTGTATTTGTGAAACACTCATAAAATACATCATAAGCATTAGATGCATCAATACTTGCAGTTGCAGAAGTGTTAAGGTTTACAGCACCATTAGCAGTAGTCAAGAATTGACGGTATCCATTCATCCACTGAAGGTTACCAGTACCAGTTGATTTATTACCTTTCCAAATCAATTTGTCTAACTCAAGTGCATGTAAGCTCAAAAGGTAGTTAGTGATTTGTGCTTCAAAAGGAAGTTCTTTATCCTCAGCAGATGCACCTGGGCGCAATGCCAATTGAGTCCAAAATCCAGCCAAATCTTTTTGACAGAATCTCTTCATGTATCCAAGAGTCTCAACAGCAATTGCACGATCAGTGAATACTGTGTCTCCAGCTGGTGTCATTTCGCAATCTCCAGCTTGATAAGTCAAAGTGTCATCTAACAATTCGATCTCTTCAGATCCTTTGATACCTTCTTGAATTGTGATGTAACGTAAAGTTTTAGCTTCAGTTACTGATCTAGTGATTAGATCTTCTCTTTGCTCGTCTACATATGCTGCCAAACCTGACACATCATAGTCGAATTTTTGCTTGATAAACTTTTTTAAGCTCATTTTTCTTTGTTATTTAATTTGTGATTTAAGGAATAATTGACGTGATGTCAATGTGCTATTTGTTCTTGCGAATTTCTCGCTCTCAGTTGTACTGTTAGAAGGCATTGCTTTGAATGATTCAAAATCATTTTTCATTGCTGCCATCTCAGTGCGAAGTGTTTCATTATCTGAAGCAATAGTCTGCATCATTTCACCTATAGCTTCTACAGCTGTAGAGAATGATGACATCTTTGCATTCACAATTGATTCTACTTGCTCAGCACTCATTGATTCTTCTTTCATTTCTTCTGCATTGATAGCTGCAATGACTGCTGTTGCAATGTCATAGGCTTGGCCCATTTCAATGTTCAAAGTTGCTGCGATTGCCTCTGTAGCTCTTTCAAGTGCAGCTGGCATTTCTTCAATATCAATAGCTTCAAACTCATCAGAGCTTGCTGCCTCTTCTGTTGCTCTCTCATCAATAACCTCTAACACTACACCATTGGCATCTGTTATGATTTTGATTCCAGTAAACTCACCACCTAATTCATGTGTGCCTTCAGGAGCTGGAATCTGCTCACCATCAGCAACAATAAATACAGTAGTACCTACTGCTAGTTCACCTTCATATGCTACAGCTGTACCATCTAGCAATACTGCCTCACCAAATGCTTGAGCTTCTGTTGTTTCAGTAGCTTCAGCAGATGTTGAAAACATTGCTTTCATGTCAGCAATTGCATCCATTACTTTTTTGAAGTTCTCGTTCATTTGTTTGTTATTTAATTATACTATGTTTAATTGTTCCACTTAGATCATTCAATGCTTTGAATATCTGCGCCATCATCTCTGATTCAATAGTGCGATCTGTTGCTGTAATCTGAAAATATCCTTCAACACTAAAGCCAGTAAACTTACCTTCCTTAGCTTTCTCCCATACATCCTTATCAGTTACCTTGTAGCTGACAATCCAAGATCCATCATTTGCATCATGGAATCTCTCAGGAGCTGTGAATCCTTTGTCATTATCTATCTGATAGCTGTGGATCATGTAGATCCCATCAACAACATTGGATGAATTGTGCTCAATATTTACATTGTTGAAGTTGCCTCTCCTAGCATAGTCATGAATAATGTCCTTGATAGCAGCCTTTGTAAATACCACATAATACTCCTCATTGCTATCCTCATCAAATCTATAGATAGGTGTATCAGCAGAGATAGCCACACCGGTGATAACTTGCTCCTCATCATTGAATTGAAATTTCTTAGCTTGTGAGAATGTTTGAAAACTTATCTCATGCGCTGGATCTCTCACTAATGAATTAAATTCAACAGATGTCTCTGCTTCATTCAAGTCAATTGAGATTTCATAAATAGGCAATTTTTTCATCATATTAGATAATATGTATTTTTGTTCCATGATTCTAGTCTACCCACATAAACAAGGCAAGGAAGGCAGCACAATACAGCACTCCATTAACTGGGCCTTGAAGAGATATCCTAACGCAGAAGTCTACATCATTGGTGATCATGTCAGAGGATACAATAATCTCATCCCTGATGAAAGGTCATCTGTCAGAGGATGTGATGTGACTCACAAGCTGTTGACATTTGCCCGGCATATTGGCGGCCAGTTCCTATACATGAATGATGATTTCTTTATTGGTCCCAAATTCAATGAGGATATAGTGATCTCCAATGGCAATCTGATGATCAATGATCTTCATGCACCCACATATCAGGAGGCTTGTCAAAATACTATGGATGTGCTCAAAGCAATGGGATGCACTACAATAAACTTTGAATGTCATCAGCCAGTGATGATGGATAGTCAGAAGCTCATTGAATTGTTTGACTCAATATCTTGGGAGGGCCATAATCACTTTGTGAAATCTCTATATCTAAATTACTATCAGATACCTCATTCACCTGGTCATAATGTTAAGATAGGCAGTGACACAAAAAAGGCCCAACAATTGCTGGACCTCTATGGCTCATTCTCATGCTCAGATCAATGGATGAGAGGGAGCTCACAAGTTAAATTCCTTACCACACACTAAGCTTGTTCTGTATAGCCACATTATTCTGTGTGCCAGTAATGTCTGACTCAAGGACATACACCTGATTAACTCCAGCCGATTGCTGTGCAGCCATTGCTGTGAGATCAGTCTGCTGTGTATTTGTGTTCGCATTCTGTCCACCTAACTCTGATGCACCAGCTCCAGCAGATACACCTCCACCAGTGTCAAAACTTGGTGCAGTTCCTGACTGATATTTAGTGGCAGCAATAGCAGCAATCTGAGTGGCTCCAATGATGGCAGCTGATGCAATGGCAGCAATACCAGCTGGAGATGGAGGCGGACCAAACTGAGCCATCCCCTTCACAATAGCTGATGCTGTATCTATAGCAGCTTGTCCGATTCTTAGGATCTTATCACGTTCAAATTGTTTCTTTTTAATAGCCTCAAGGGAATTGAAATTCTTGAGCTCAATTTGATACTTAGCAGCTGCATAGTTTTCATCTATAGCCTTCCTTTGCTCAGCCGTTAAATTAGTATTCTCAAGCTCAGATTTGTGTTTAGAATCCAAGGCAGACAGCTCATCATTTGCTCTAGTCTGCATGTTTTCCATTCTCGCATCCTCTAATGCACTGAAGGCATCATTCAAGGCACTGAACTGATCAAAGATAAATTGAGCATTGTCAAGCTGTTTCTGAATCCTTTCAGCATTATATTTGTTCTGAATCTTAGTAATTTCTTGTTGCTGCTGCTCCTCTAGTGCAGTGATATCAAGGCCGTATTTTGTTGCACCTTCAATCAGTTTAAAATATTTATCTGTGACTGCTTGCTCTTCTGTCTGCTGTTGAGTCAATAGTGCTGCATTGTATTCATCAAAGAATGCCTCTTCTGTGGCAATTTCTTCTCTTCTGAGTGCCTCTTTTTTGTTGAATGTTTCAATCTCAAGATCTCTTTTTTCCTTGGCTGTTTTATCGGCTAGATCAATCTCAATCTGCTGATACTTTGCTTCAATATCATTCAATGAATTTTTCAAAGCTAGCCTTAAGGTAGTAGTATCTTGATTATTCTTGACTGCTAGTGCTATACCCTCGTTAAATTTCTTTGTTTCTGTTGCAATCTCTTGCTCCTTATTGGAAAGTAATGACAATGTGAATGCATCCTCAAGCTCTTTGATCTTGGCAAGGTCTTGCTTTCTTTGTTCCCTTGCCTTATCAGCAGCAGCCTTTCCCTTATCAGCCTGGTCTTTCTGTACTTTCTCAGCGTTCTCAGCTACTTTCTTAGCGTTATCATTTACTTTCTTAACATTTTCAGCAGCATCCAATGCTCTCTGCTGCTTAATATCATTATAATAATCTTTTGCTTGTTGGCCCAGTTGTACATATCTTTCTCTAGATGTAGTCAATTGCTCTCTGATCTTGGCAGCTTCATCCTCATTGCCTTGATCAAGCATCTGCTTATATCTCTTGCTTAGATTTTGGAATGCAAACTGTTCTTTCACTCTAGCATCCTGGCGAGCCTTTGCTAATGTTTCAAGGTTAGCAATCTCTTGAGCTGTGATCTCAGCATCTGTGGCACCAGCCGCCTTCATCAATGCAATCCTATTGCTTGTATATTTTTGCAATGCACTGAATGAATTATCCAATGCTTTGCGGCCATTCTCTAGGCTCTTATTAAATTTCTCATTTGATTCCGCAGCCTCTTTGCTATTGTCACCAAACGCAATGAATGCTCCAGCTATGGCAGCCAGTGCAGCAATGATCAAGAATATTGGATTCGCTTTCATCACAGCATTCAAAGCCTTCATGGCCAGTGTGCCTAGATTAGTCGCAACAGCGGCAGCCTTCTGACCTACACTCATGGCTGTAGTGGCCACAGCATTACCAGTCGTTACAGCTGTATTCTCAACGATGAATGCATTCTGAATCTTCTGAGCTACATTTCTCAGCTGAATCCCTAGAATGGCATCCTTATTCAAGTTGTTTGCAACAGTGCTCACAGCATTCACCACACCTTGCACCGCTTGCAGCTTGACCATTGTCTGCACCAATTGCTCAGACTCAACTCCAGTCAATGCTATAGCTGACTGAAAGCCGCCAAAGATAGCTGCTCCAGTTTCTATACCGGCTAGTGTAGTATCAAGGCCCACAAAGTCAGATGATAGTGCTGTAGTAGCAGCCTTCAAATCACCTATCTCATCCTTTAAATTCGCAGCATTCTGAATGGCTTGAGCTCCCACTGGTGACTCAACTCCAGCTTGTGCAGCAATAGTCTGATATTGCTTCATGACCTGAGTCATCTCACGCAATGATAGACCGCCAGCCTCAACTCTTGTATTCAGCTCCTCTAATCTTGTGGCAAAGTCATCTAGTCCAGTGCCTGATGAAGCTGTCTTCTGTGCGCCTTGCAGATCCTTGTTAAGATTGTTGACTGCCTTGTCAAATGATTGCACATCTTGTACACTATTGCCAGTGTCAACTCTGAGTGAAAATACTGCCTCTTTATTTGCCATGTCTTTATTCAAAAAAAGGCTAGTCACCCAGCCTTTGTAAAGTTAATATTTTATCTTATTCCGCTGGTGGGAATGGTGGTGTAGGTTTAGGATTGTAAGGAATTAAATCCAAGTCCTTAACCCATAGAAATTCTACGTTTGTGCAGAAGTTCATTTCCTCAGTTGAGATTATCCAATTGTCATCAGCATCTTGAATAGGATTGAAGTAGCTATCCTCAGTGTAAAGCTGACCTACCAATTCATCTTTCTGTACCTCTGTAAGCAGTCCTACATAGTTAGGGTATTCTGCTTGTTTTATGTCTGTTAGTTTCATACTTGACGAGATAGTGTAGTTTGAAATGCTTGTACCGCAGTGTAGAAGTTAGCTGCTTCGGTGTCATTAAGTCCATCACCAATGGATGCTATTGCTATTTCAGCGTTAGAAGGGAATGCTGGACCTCCGTTATATGCACCTAAAAGTATATTTTTATTTGAAAAACTTGTAGATGTTTTAGAGTCATTCAATAATATAGTTGAATTTCTAATTAGTTTTTGATTTGTTCCATTTGGTCTATTGACCATATAGAATGCTGCATTAGCTGCTTGAGTAGTATTACTAAAACTAGCTGCTAATGAACCATATAATTGTCCACCTGATAATTGCAAAAAACAATCTAAACTATCATTAGCCATTAATACACCACCATTAGGTGTAGTTCTTGCATAGTGTGAAATGTGCGCACTTGATATAGATAAAACTGTACTTGTATTTAATTTAGTATCTGCATAAGCATTTGTACCATTCGGTAAAGCACCCGTACTAGAATGTGTCCATCCACCATTAAAAACCAATCTATAAGCAGCATCTAAATCACGGGCATCCATAAAATTAAATTTATGTTTTGCCGCAGTACCACCCACCATTGGATATAAAGCCTTCATCTTAGAAGTTAGTCCATAGGTTGCCATATCACTCTCAAGTGTAGTCAATGCGCTTATAATAGTTGCATCAGTTTCTCCAGTAGCAGTTATCCACGCAGTTGTTAATGGAGTAGCTGGTGCACTTGGCTGCACTAAATATGGATTGATTATCATACTCTTGTACCTATGATAGTAACTTTCAAACCTTTTGCAGTACCATCACCTATTTGGTCGATGTCAATAGTTATCTCAGCATCATCTGCCAATGCACTATCAGATATTACCGCTGGAGTTGCAGCCGTTGTAGATGTTTTTTCAGTATTGTCAATTGTCAGCTTTGTTGATAGGATACTTGTACCTCCTTGATTGACATCTACAGTGAATATACTACCTGATGCTTGAGCAGTTGAAAGAGATGCACGAACCGCAGTCAATGTCATTGCATAGGGCATTCTGAAAGTTACTTTTGCAGTGCCAGTAGTTAATGCAGTTGTCTCATCAGATGCAGCAAGTTGAATCTCTGTAGGCAATCCACTTTGAGCAAGTGATTTGATGTTGGCACCAGTTACACTGCGAGATGTGTATAAACCTCCTCCAGCATCTTGAGATATCTCAATTAAATCTGTTGTTGCTAGTGCTGCCCCTTTAGCCGTTAAGCCTGATATTTTTACTCCCATGTCTTATTCTATTATTCGTTGTTGATTGTCTTCCATTACTCTGTTGATGCCATCCTCTGTGAGTCTGTTGAATATCTCACCAGCTGCCTTGACAGCAGTAGTGATGCTATTCAATATCATTGAGAATCCGTATCCGTACATTACAAGATGATTGCTACAGATCCGCTAGTCAAGTCTACAGCTGAAAATTTGCGAGCACCAGTACATCTGATCATTGCTCCAGCTTTTACTGCTGTGCCTGGTGTTGTAATTAACTCAGCCTTGATGTCAACTCCAGCTACCTTGATGCTTGCAAATACAGTGTCCTCAAGGACAAAGATTGCATCAAACATTGCTACTTTCTCAGTGGTGTCATTCACTATCACTGTTCCCTGGCTTGCCACCAGTATCTCTTCCCAAACTGCCATATTTATTGTATTTCTCTAGTTATATTATCTTCTGTTATTCTTGGCTGTGATCCAGTTGTAAACTTACCTTCTGTCACTCTTGCAAAACTTTTGATAAAAGGATTGAATGGTAGCTCAATATCAAAACCTACCAATCCTTCTCCCTTTATTATGCGAATCAGTTCCACATTTGTAGTCTGATCCTTTCCACTATCCCAATTTTCAACCTTTTGCAATCTATAAACTATGCCATCAATATTGATTAATTTTTTAAAATCAAGCTGATTGATCATATCAGGAGTGATATTTATTGAGCAATTCTTTTGCTTGCCAAATCTTGATACTATTTCTTTTATAAACTCCTCATGATAAAAAAATAGATTTGTAGTGGTATATATCGCATCTTGATAGTAGACATATTCAGGCACTCCGAAATTAAAGTCAAAGGTAGGTGATGTCAAACTATTGAGATGGCCCACATATGGATATGATCCTTCAGTAGTGGCAATGCCATTCTCATCAATATATTGCCATGTAGCTGTAGTCATTGGACCTAGCTGCACAAGAAATGGCTTACCATTTTGTAAAGATACTGAAGATGAACCATCAGTATCTGTTCTTATTTGAAATGACCTAGGCACAATAATATTTGTGAATGTAGTATCATCAAAAGGTATATTGACTAGAAGCTTCTGTGCAAATGGAAGTTTAAATTCAGTGGTATCTTTGCTGAATTGATTCCTTGAGTCTACTAAAAAAGAGCCATATTGATCACCAACATCTTGCAGATAATTTTGATTATAGTAGTCTGCATCCTTTTCAAATGAGAATAGATATTCTTTACTGGCAAAATTTATAGTTGGTGTTACCTTTATACTTTTTGAAAGATCTAATTTATCAGTCCAATTTAAAGCTGTTGAGGCATCATCATAGAAATCATTTAAAGGCTCTATCTCAAGAATGCTTGGATCATCAACTGATGACTTGACATATAAATTAAATGCAGTTACAAATCCCTTTAGAAATGTAGAGCCATCCATGTTAGGTAAAAAATCACTTAAGTTAACACTTAATCCAGGTCCAAAAGATTGAGGATTTTTAAGAAAATTAATCTCAGCATTTACATTATCAATTTTAAATGCTGTGCTAAATGATGAAGGTATAGCATTTAATACCACACTACTTGAACTTGATAAGCTGCTAAATATTCTATATTCAAGCGTTATATCATCATTGATTGATGCATTTATTTGTCTTGTATAATTAAAGCTAATAGTCTGAACATTATCTGAAGTGATACCATTATAGTCCATTGTATAGACATTCTGTTCTGATATTATAAAGCCATTTTTTCTGATTCTTAATCTGAGTGCAATGTTTAAAAAAGCATATTGTAAAGTTGCACCAGCAGTAGTAAAGTCAAGAGTCACCTCATGGTCACCTGAATATTCTATAGTATATAAACCTGATGTCGCTGCCTCAAATTTTACTGGCTCTTCTGATGTCGTTTGACCAGATGGATCAGTAACAATATTTACCCATGCATCTTGATAGGTACTCAATGG